ATGGACATGGTAAACAACCCCAAGCACTACAACAAAGGCGCAGACGATCTAACAATCTTTGTTCGCAGCGCTCTTCTCGATGACGTCGACAGCCTCAACTTAGAGTGCATCGAAGCAATGACTTCATGCCTTTCAATCAATGAACTTCGCGGCTACTTCCGTGGCAACTCTTTTAAGTACCGCTGGCGCTATACCGATAAGGCCGGCATCCAAGATCTAGGGAAAGCAGCGTGGTACGAGAAGAAGCTGCTGACGCTAGAGAAAGCTGTAGAAACCTTCAATAACAACAACAATAAAAGGTGATCCAAATGAAGACGCAAGATAAAGAAAAAAGAGACGGCACATTCATAGTCAGAGTAAGTGCAGCCGAGCGCGAAGTGATCGATGCAAAAGTAGATCAAGCCGGGTACAGGTCAGTATCTGCATACGTCCGCGACTACATAGCTCGTGAGAAGCCAAAGGCCAAGATCGAAGCTAGCGCCCGCATCGTCCAGATCGAGCTGAATAAACTCGCGATCATGATCCAAAAAGGCGCCCCAAAAGAAGCCCTACTTGCCCAGATCCGCCGCATCTGCCAGGCCACGCTTGGAGGTGCACTATGATCGGGAAGATCTTCAAGAAGAGCTCCGGCTCTTTTAAGGGACGTATCCGCTACATCTTCGGCTGCACCAAGCACGACCACGAGATCAGCGACATCGAGACCATCGACTCTAACTGCCTATCGCCCGATCCACTTCCAGGCGTCCAGGCCGGCGATGAGCGTCAAGTGATGGAGATGGTCAGGGAGTTCGATGAAGTCGGCATCCTGCGCCAGCTCAGCATCGACTCCGACAAACCAATCAAGCCGGTCTTCCACGCAATGCTCTCACTGAGGCCCGGTGAAACCCTCACGAACCAGCAGTGGCAGACAGCTGTACGCAGATACCTGAAAGACTTGGGCTTCACCGACAGCTGCAAGTACGTAGCTGTGAAGCATCGCGACAAAGATCATGAGCACGTCCACATCGTCGCCAACCGGATCCAGATGGAAGAGGACTTCAGACTCATCAGCGACAGCAACGAGCGCACGAAAAGCCTCAACTCCGTCGACAAGATCGAAGACCTTTTTGGCCTCCAGAAAGCTCCTAAGCCCACGGAAACCTGGGGCACAGCGATCACTCACGCTGAGCTCCAGGCATCGCAAGCATCCGGCGACTTACCGCTCAAGCACCGCATGATCGCCAAAATCGCCGGAGCTATAGAACAAACCCGCGACCAGGGCGGCGATATGTTCACTTTCATAAGGTTGCTCAGGAAACAGAAGGTCTTCATCCATCTCACTCTCGACGACCAGGGCCAACCGAAGGGAATCGCCTACGAGTTTGACAACAAAATTATTAGCGGTAGACAACTCAAGCGCTCAAGACTGACGTGGCAAAAACTAACTAAACAAGAGGGCATTAACTATGATCCAGAAACCATTCACGAGCTTCAGGCAGAAGCTGCTAGAAGAGATACAGAAGAGCAAGGACGAGTCTGGCACTTCGAGTTCCGGCCAAAAACAGGCAGGTCAAGAAGACTATATATCCGCTTTACAGCAAAGCAGATCGAAGTCTTCAAGATGATCGAAGAGCTTTTGGAGATGCTCAATTTACTTTTTGGAACACCCTTCGAGGCTATTGAGGGTAAAGGTAAAAGGCATTATATTGAGTATGTTCCAGGAAGGGAGTTGATGATAGATGACGGAGAAGAGCCCACACCATAAAGTGATGGATAAGCTGATGGACGGGCCAGGGAAGGCTCTCTCTGTCAGAGATGTCGTGATCCGCAGACTTCAGACAAAGATGGGTCTGCGTGTCATCTTCGGCCTTGAAGAAAGTGGTCTACGATCTGACTTTTATATCGGTAGAAATGTGTGGATAAGCGACGGTTTTATATACGCGAAACAAGATCGCTACAGATACGGGATACGCATAGAAAGCCTGCTGCCCAAAGCTACTGACGACTACATGAGTGGGCTTGCTGCTGCTCTGACCATCGCTTTTGTGAGTGAAGAGCCATGAGTTCGGAATATTATAGCCGCTACGAAACGCCAGCAGATCGGCTTCTGAAAAAAGGCAGTCTCTTCGATGTAGCGATAGGGCCAATTATTGGAGGCTTTTGGGAAGTTATTGGAAGCCTTGGATCAGACAAAGAAGATGTTCACCGCTTCGTATGCGCCGGTATTCGAGTAGAAACCGGACAGCTTAGAGTGAACGACTTTCGGAAAAAGAACGACTTCTGCATAGAAAGCTTGTCGTCTACTGGTGATATCGCAAGCCTTGCTGGCTTTCTATGTATCGCTTTCGTGAGTGAAGAAGATGCAGTCATCTAGCCCGAGCGAGCGTTTTTCAAGAGACATGACGATTCTCTTTGATGCTTTTTTCTTTCGAAATCCGGGTCTTATATGTGTAGGAATTATTCATGCGACTGGTGATTTCGTGCCGGGGACTCGAGAGCGACATTTGACTCAAAGACTGTCTGACGTTTTTATGAAAAACGATGCGCTGTACGCCATATCTGAGACCGATGTACTTTACGAAATCAGAAGTTTCTCGAGTTGCCTGGATGAAAAAGCTGCTCTAAAAGTAGCCGGGCCCTTGGCAGAAGCGCTCGCGATAGCTTTTATACATAAAGAGTCAACGATATGAGACCATCTCTTTCAGATGTAACCTTCTTCCCGCTGGCTGACTCACGGCTTATGTGCGACGGCACTATCCGCGACCACTATCTTCGAGATCACACTCGTCATAACGGCTTGAAGCCCTACAAGGATGGATCAAGGCACTCCGGCTATCTTGTCGACGCGAAGATAAAAAGAGGCCAGCTTTACTTGAGACTGACTGACGACATCGTCTACCGCGTCGACTCTATCTACAATGACCTCACTGGCGATCTAGATGGGCTCTCAGAAGTGCTGATCAAGGCTTTTATTAGCAAAAAGAGCGACCAGACATGAAGAAAGCTAGGGACTACATCCTCACGATCATCACCATGCCGCTGGTCTGGCTCATCCTGCCTGTGCTTTTCATCCCCCAGCACACCCCCGCATGGCTCGGAAAGATCCGCAGGCGCTTCATTCCGACCGACTTTTTGCTTGTAGATGCGGTTTTCGACAAAGCTGGCCGGGTTATCGGCTACATCGACGGCGAAAAAAGACAGCAGCAAGTGCTGATGACACGTGAGATCGTCCTGATAAAAGAGGGCTTTGCTATCGCTATCGAGGACTCCGAGTCATCTTATCTCATCAAAAAGCTCGCTGACGATCAGAACCCCGACGCGCTGGCGACCGTACTGACTTACTGCATCTCCCGCAGCGCCGTCAGCTAAGCCTTTTTCATCAAAAAGAAGCCCCTGAGGCTCTCTTCTGCACGCTTTAGCATCTGCTCATCGGTGTACTCGGTCTGATCACCGTCCTCCAGATCGAGCGTTTCAAGCGCTGTGAGCTCGCTATCCAGGTTTTGCTTTATCAGGTCTTCCAGGGCTTCTGAAGCAAGCTCATGACTGTCGTACGTCTCACTGTAGAGACCGCATATCTTGTCGCCGATCTTGTACTTATCCACCTTTTTAACCCCGCTAGCCGGCTTCGCCAAAAAGCGATTCTCCATACCTTCACGTATCTTACAAGCATAAAAAAGCACCGCAGGAGCGATGCTTATTGTCTCTTCGTGCTTAGTAGATCAGTGACTTCAGCTCATGTACTTTCATGTTATAGAGCTGCTTTGAAGTGTAGTGACCATCAAGTACCAGCTGAGCAGCCTTTGCTTTTAAGTGAAAAGATCCGCCCAGGCGATTTACGGCACTATCGATAGCCATCCGATCTATCAGTGATAGCTCTTCTACTTTATCTTCTTGAGCCTTTCTCTCTGCTGCTTCTTTCTGGCGGGTGTGATTAGCAAGAGAGATGACGCGGCTTGCGAGTTGCTCGAGCTTATCAGAAGAGAAGTCAGAGACTGTATCAAGTATGACTTCGGATACTTCAGCGAAGCCAGGTGGGCCAAAGATATCATCTAAGTCTGAGCAGCAGTCGCAGCCTGCGTCTTCGTCCAAGATTCCGGAGTTGATGATGATCTCGGCGAGAGTGTGATGTGACATAGCATGTACCCCTTTCTTATTATTGTTTTGTGTCTACATGCTCATCATATAAAAGCATCAAAACCACGGTCAATATAATTTTTCGTGTCTACTTGAAACTATTTTTCTGTCAAATGTTGTATCTCTCATTGAAGTACAACTGAGCTATATATATACTTTCACTATACCGTTTCAAGGAAGTACATATATGAGCAAGAAGCTTTCTACACTACTTCTCCTGATCGCTTTTCTTCTCTCGAGCGTCACAGCCTTTTCAGTCGCTCTTGCTATCTATGCATTGATTGACGACAAAGTAATTGCAGTTATATTCGCTGGCGCTGCGGTGCTTCTTGATGTTTTTAAGTATCTTGCTTGGCCTGTAGCTGTTCGAGTTCTGGTTGGGGCTAGACGGTATTTGATGTTGGCTTGTGCGCTGATGCTTTCAGCCGT